TAACTCTACCTGTTCAACAAACTCCACGGCTACAACTTCAACATCATAGATACAGCTTAAAGCATGAGTTAATAGCAGCTAGCTACCAGGGCTACAAAGATAGTTAAATGGTGTTTCATACAGTGCCACGATCCGTACAGCATTAATTTCAGGATAGCCTAAAAGAACTTCATTCTTCCTGAAGATTAGCTGAATGTGCGACTTGATCCTATCTTTGAAGGAACTGAACACAAATTTTTCTCCATGAGTCATAGTATGAAATACTAGTTCACTCATGATATCGAGCAGTTACGGAGAATTTGTGGAACTTGCAAACCTAACGTGCTTAAGAAGCACAACGACCATGATGACGATGAGGACCATAAAGGCAATGAATTTTCGAATCAAACTCCTCTCATCTCAATTGATATTTCTTTCGGCAGCTAAGCTCCGAAGGCCTCTAACAGCAATACCTAAAATACGACTGGAAATGCTAAAAAGCATACTGTCAATGCAATCAGAGAGAAAGCCTTCAAAAACCTCGACAAATACTAGTTTGAAACTACTGATCTTCAACAACTCGCTGATATCGCAGATTAGATCAGGAAGAACAAAAACTAGCTCGCTTAGTAAGTCACTGCAACAATGGAAATGTAAGTCAGAAAGAAAATGGCCAGAATTTTCGGTTTTGATGCGGTTGTATCTTTCTCTAGATTTGTCAAAGGGAAAGGTATTGATGGCGGTCAACTTGCTTCAAGAAGTGATACTTTCGCCAGCATATCAAAGCATCTGAGAGATGTTATGACCAGCTGCGGCATAAAACCAACAAAAACAGTAACTATAGGCTAACGACAATACCTTGCAAACTATTATCTTTCAAAGCCCTGCACTGTAGATTTGATCATCGACGTCCACAAAAGCTTGCGAATCAAGAAGATCCCTGACACCTATTATCAGTAATTAGTCAATAGCGTCAGAAAGTGGGTGACAGATAATCCAAATCCTATCAGCTGCAAAAACGGTAGAAAAGCTCCATTCTCAACTGCAGGCCTCGCTGTTAAAACAGGCTACAGCCTCATTAAAGGTTAAGATTTTGCTCAAGAGTACTAATTTGGAAAATCGGTACAAAATCTTATAATTTCTGTCTTTCAACGCCTCCTTGTCAGTCAAGTTTCAGTTGATAAGACGTATATCATTCTAATGTAACCTCATGTGAAAAATGCTTGTGAATATATACGAAAGAAATTCCTTTAAAAAGAAAACGATATCAGGATAGCCTTCAAAAAGCTTGACCCAATCCATAAATTTATGACGAAAAGTGGATGGTCAATTTCAAAAAAGTGTGCTTACCTCTAGTAATTCATCAAGCATGCTAATTTGAAAAGCCCGCCTATCAAAGCCTTCACCTGTTTCTCAAAGACAGGCTAGGTTTTCTGTTATGATAGCAACGCCGTTATTGATGATACGGGCAATATCATGGGGGTTGACTAACGACCTAG